CTGTTGCACCACCGAGTCCACCTGAAGCAAAAGAACCATCACCATCATGTTGATGTGCGACAGTTGGAGCGCCTGGGTAATTCTTTACGATTTCTTGTTCCGACATATTGTTCACCTCCTAGTGAATATACCTTTTATTTAAATAGGTCGGCATTTTTGAGGAAACGACCGCCCCATAGGGATTTTTGAGTTCTCACTTCTGAAAACTCCTGTACGATCTCGCCTAGATCGCCAGACTTGCGGAATGCGGTATCTTTTTCTACAAGATCTACTCGCTTTCCAAACTCATTAAAAGTTCCCTTTACTTGGCTTACCTCATTTGCTACAGCCTTAACTTCGCCTGTAACTGTTTCAAGGGACTTTGTGATTGCTTCAACGTTAGCCTGCATAGACTTAACTGTTTCAGCAAGATTGCTCAAGGCATTAGTAAGAGAATCATTAATATCAGCAACAGACTTTGCAATCTCTGCTGCAGTATCAACAACTGCATCTACTGACTTTTCCGCTGCACTATCATCAACAGGAGCGTCTGCTACTGGTGCTGATTCTGCCACTGGCTCTGCAACAGGTGCTTCTGCAGGAACTTCTGCTGGAGCATCTACTAGAGCCTCTGCTACAGCATCTGCTGGAGCCTCTGGAGCAACCTCAACATTTTCAACTACTTCTGCTGCATCTGCAACTGGTGCATCTACAACTTCCATTGTTTCTTCTGTCATAGGATTTTCCTCCTTTGTCATCTTAATTGTTCTAATGCCTTTTGCACTATCAACTAAGAACTTTACTGTTGTGATATCTTCTTGATCTTCAACAAACCCAATGTTTTGCATTGAGCAGTTGCAAGATGGACAACTTTCATCAGAATCTTTTGAAAGTCTTACGATATCATCTGTCTTGCACCAATAAACTGTATCAACAACTGCCTTTGCCAAATACCCGCCAAGTTGTCCCTTTTCAATAGAGATAACATTAGCAAATTGATTTGCTGGGTTGTCGACAAGCGATAGTTCGTGCAAGTCATACTCTTTAATTATACGCACTGATTTATCAATTTTTTCATCATACATGTCGTCAGACTTTGTAATGTTTCCACCGATGGAAAAACCAGTCAAAGTTCCATCAAGTACTTTTTCCCAGGTATCTTGTGCACCT